GTCTGAGGGAATCAGCGGTTTACGTTCAGGCGAAATTTCATTTGATGGTTTAGTAAACTACGCATCGGCTGCAAACGCTGAGGAATTAGTTGATTTCGTTTTGAACCGTACAATCATCACGTGTGTATTCGGAACAACAGCAACAGGTGATGTGATTTACACAGCGGAAGGATACATTGCATCTATTGAGCAATCAGCAGAAATGGAAGCAGCGGTGACATTCTCAGGATCAATCACATTGACAGGCGCAATCGTAAAATCAACAAACGCATAATTTGTTGAATTAAAATACACCCCCTGCATCGGTAATATGGTGCAGGGGTTTAGAGTTTATCACCTAATCAAACACAAATGGAAAATCGCAAACGTGGTTATTGTCAATTAAATATTGGCGGTCAAGATCGCACACTACATTTTTCGATGAATTTTTGGGTTGCATTTGAGGATGCAAGCGGATACAAAATTTCGGAAATTGATCAAGTTTTTTCAAACGGAATTTCATTGAACACCATTCGTGCATTAGTTTATGCAGGATTATTGGCATATGATCAAGAAAATGGGATCAAACCTGATTACAATATTTACACCGTTGGTTCGTGGATGGAGGATTTGCAGCCAGAATCATTGACATTATTAACAAACACATTAATGGAATCACGTGTTTTGGGTAATGACTTAAATGCAGGAGTTCGCAGAAACGTTGAAAAATCCACAAAAAACCCAAAGCAGATCAACCCCTAACGTGGGACAGAATGCTTGATTTTTATATAGGTCAGGCAGGTATTTCACCGGATCAGTTTTGGCGCAATACTTGGAAAGAAAATGCGTTGTTGGGGGAAAGTTGGAGTGTGAACGTAAATTTGAATTGGGAGATGGCACGTTTCATTTCCACAATGATTGTCAATTCGAATGCCACCAAAAAATCACAGGTGATTTCACCTAATAAATTATTCTCGTTGCCACAGGATGTGTATTTGGAGAAAGGCAAACCGAAATCAACACCGGAACAATTCAAAGCATTTTTAGAACAAATTGAAAAAAGTCAATCCAAATAATGGGTTGGCTTTTTTTTTAACTTTACATTATGGCAGAGGAACTAAAAGTACGAATAACCGGTGACGCAACCGATTTTGATTTGGCATTATCGGATGCGCAAAAATCATTGGTTAAATTTTCAAAGCAAGCAGCAGAATTGGGCAAAACAATGTCCACATATGTGACTGCGCCATTATTGGCGGCAGGTGCTGCATCAATTAAAATGGCATCCGATTTCAATGAATCATTGAATAAAGTAGATGTGTCATTTAAAAGCGCATCAGGATCAGTCACCGAATTTGCAAAAACATCTTTAAAATCATACGGTATTGCATCAGGTACGGCATTGGATATGGCATCCAATTTTGGAGATATGGCAACATCAATGGGATTGGGTGTTGGTGAGGCATCCAAATTGTCCACATCATTAGTTGGATTGGCCGGTGATATGGCATCGTTTAAAAATATTCGAATTGATGTTGCACAAACAGCATTAAACGGAATTTTTACCGGTGAAACAGAATCATTGAAACGATTGGGTATTGTAATGACCGAAGCCAACGTGAAAGCATATGCGTTTTCACAGGGCATCACAAAGCAATACGATACAATGTCACAGGCAGAAAAGGTGATGTTGCGTTATCAATACGTGATGTCGGTGACAAAGAATGCACAGGGTGATTTTGCCAGAACAAACGAAAACGCAGCCAATCAGATGCGTATGTTTGGGGAAGGAATGAAACAATTGAGTGCTGAAATTGGTCAGGTTATGTTGCCGGCAGTTACATCAATTACAAAGGCAGCAAATGGAATGATTACAGGATTTTCCGGTGCAAGTGAAGGCACAAAAGGATTTGTGGTTGCATTGGGATTAATTGCGGCAGGAACAGGGCCATTATTGTTTTTGGTTGGTACAATTGTTCCGAAAGTAATTGAGGGATTCAATTTAATGACAGCAGCAGCGGTTAAATTTAATTTAACATTAAAAACAGCCGGTGGAATTGCAGGATTAGCAACATTATTGGGATTGGCGGCAACATCTGCATACGATTATGCAAAGGCAATGAATCCTGATAATAAGCTAACAGAGCAAGAAAAAAAGGATGCAAATGCGATTCGAGAAAAAAACAAACAAATATTAGCATCCATTGAATTGCTTAAAAAGCAAAAGGCAATGGCAGGTGGCCCGATTACCGGGATGAATACGGCACAGGGAATATCAAAAGAATCATATGATATTCAAATTGCAGCACAGCAAAAATTATTGACTCAAAACAATGCGTTAATTGCCGGAATTGAAAAGAAAGCAATTGCGGATGCAGCAGCCACAAAAATTGCTGATGCAGCGGCATTAAAAGAGCAACAAAGAATTTCGGGCGCATTAGGTGGTAAGAAAGCAAAAAAGGGAGCAAAAGCGGCAAAAGATCCAAATATCGAATTATACAAAGATGATTTCGAATTTTATCAGGATTATTCAAAGCGATTGCAAGCCGAAAAGGATAGGGTTGCGAAAGAGGATTTGGCAGCATCAGATGCAATGGCATCAAAATATTTAAGTGATCGCCAAAAAGAGGTTGAAAATTTAGCATCAACATATGATCAGCAAGTCGCAGCAAGACAGCGATTGCATCAAAGTACAACAGCGATTGATGAAAAATACCAATCAGATAGAGCAGCAATGCAAGCCAAATTCGATGAAGAAGATTTGGCCGCAATGACTGAGAAATTTGATGAAGTAAATGCAGTTATTACCAAATTTGCAGATGAAGATGCAGCCACAGCAGCGGCAAATGTTGCGGCACAAATGGAAAAAATTATGGCCGTTGGTCAAATGGTTGCTGATGTAGCAGGGCAAGCATTTGGAGCATTAGGACAATCTATTGTTGATTCAATGGGATTGGCATCAACAGGATTGGAAGGATTTGCACAAGTAATGTTGCGCACATTGGTTGATTTAGGATCAATGATTTTAAAACAAATCATTATGAATCAGGCATCAGCAATGGCATCATCAATTGCATCAGCATCACAATCAGCGGCAGCAACAGGGCCATTGGCCGTATTTGCACAGCCAGCATTTATTGCAACGGCAGTTGGTGGAGTTTTAGCAGCATTTGCAGCAATTCCAAAGTTTGCGGCAGGTGGTATCGTATCAGGCCCAACAATGGGTTTGATGGGTGAATATCCGGGCGCAAAATCAAATCCAGAGGTAATCGCACCATTAAACAAATTGCAAAATATGTTGGATACCGGTAATAATGGAGGCGGAGCAATGACAGGTGAATTTGTATTGCGTGGTCAGGATTTGGTGGTGGCATTAGCAAGAGCAGAAAAGCAACGAAATAGAATTGGATAATTATGGCATACGGTGTGAAATATCGTTTGGAATTTGCCGACATAAAAGGCAACAAACGAAAGGTTGAGATTTTCAAAAATGGGTACACCGGTGAGGTTTTACCAATGATTGGAACAGGTGAGCCGGTTGAAATAGAGTGGAAGGCTGAGGAGGATTTATATGAGCCATTGATTGGATCATTATGCACATTGAATTTATTGGTGACAGATGATGTCACCTATGATGATTTTTATCTGTATGATGAACGTGAATACAAAGTGGTGGTTTATTTTGAGGCATCGGCCGGTAATTGGTCTGTATTTTGGTCAGGTTGGGTTGTGAATGATTTATATTCACAGGCATTGGTTTCCACACCATATTCATTGTCAATCACAGCCACAGACAATTTGGGGCAATTAGATGGATATGATACGTGGATGCCGGAAGTGAATGTTGATAATCAAACCTTGTGGAAATTTATGTGGAATGCATTGGCCAATTTACAATTGGGTTATGACATATACATCAGCAATGATTTAAGAATTTCAACAGATACAGCGTGGAAAAATGTATTTGATCAGATTACAATCAAAAAATCTGGGTTTTACAACAATTCATACATCATTAATGATTCAAAAATGACATTGCGTTCAATTTTACTTGGATTCAATTGCCGTATTTTTCAATCATTTGGCCGGTGGTATATTGTCAATTGTTCATCTTATGGTGATCAACGAATCATCGCAGGAATACAAGCAGGAACATACACAGGATCGGGTATTTTAACAGCCAAACAAGGGTTTTTAAATGCAGGCACAGAAAACATCAAATATTGGATTTACAATGCATCTGGGGTTGAGCAATCAACGGTGACAACCAATATGTTGAAAGTTGTGCCAACAAATATGCAACCAATTGGCCAAAATTTGTTTAGAACACCACGCAGGCCGGTTAAAAAATATCAGGAAATTGTTGATATTTCACAGCAACAGGATGATTTGAATTTGAATGCATCATTTGAATTTGATTATGAGAATTGGACAACAACATTGGTGACAACGGAATTTGTACCTGTTCCATTTGCCGGGCGCAAATCACTTAAATATGTAGGCACAAGCGCATTGGGTGTTTACACGGTAAGATTGTCAAGCACAGGGGCAGCATCGGCCATAAAAGGCAATCAATATCAGGTATTAATATCAGTTAATATTGACAGAGGCGGAAGCGATAACAGATTGCCGTGGTTTTTACGAATTGAATATGCACCCGGCACATATCAGTATTGGAGCAATACAAACAAAACGTGGGGAACATCTGCATCAATAATTTGGAATGAAACGCAAGTTGTTGGAGCAGGTAGATTTGAAACGTTTAAATTCACAACAGCAGCAGCACCAGAACCCGGCACAATGCAATTGGGTTTTTCATATCCATATATTGATGCACCGGGATCATACACAGGTATGTATTTGGACAATTGTGCAGTTAGAAATATTGACAGGGATCAAAACGTTTACAAAGAGGCTTGGTTTATTCGGGAACAATCAGGCACATTTGCGACATCTGATGTTTTAGAACATACAGGGGTTGTTCAGGCTGATTTGGATTCAGTTGTGTTTTTAGGGGCATTTACCGACAACAACGCATTCAAACGTGCGCAGGATGCCAATGGTTTATTTTTGGAACAAATTGTCACGCAACAAAGATTGAATGATTTTAGGCAATATTCAATGCAATATGAAGGGGATTTGTACAATATGGATGATTATTCTGTGATGACTATGGCCCATAAATTATGGATCAAATTTCCAACATTAACAGAAACAGATTCGGCCATTGTTGATTCAATCCGGGTGCAATTAAAATCAAACCTTTACACGTGTCAATTTCATATTCCGAATAATTACACGGATGTTGCAAGCACATACAGGGTTTCATATCAGGAATAATTTTGTTTTTCATAGGTTTAGGGTTGCGCATCCGTTCATCTTATGGGTGAATCGGATGTTGATTAGGTTGAATGCAGAATGGTCGTGGAATTATCTACGGCCATTTTTGTTTTATTTGTCGGTTTTACTAATTAGTTAAATGGCTAATTTTGAAAAAAAACTACAAATGGGTTTAAAACACGATCAAATCAAGGATCATTTTTTTTCATCGCCATTGTCAATGAAACATTTTTCAGAAAAATACCACGAAACATATGGGTATGCAGATGCAAAGCAAATGCGAAAAATGATGAGCCGTTACAATATTTTATCACGTGTAAGGGCTGAAAAAACATTGGCTGATTTACCAAAGGCACAAATTGAAACATTAACGTGGGAGGAAATTGATAATTTTGGAATTGAGCCATCAATTGGCAAAGAATACACATCGGCACGATTACCTGATAATTTAAAGAAAATTGGCATATTATCGGACATTCACGTTCCGTTCCATTCGGTTGAAGCCGTTGTATGTGCCATTAAATATTTAAAGGATCAAAATATTGATTGCCTGTATCTAAATGGAGACATTTTTGATATGTATAGTCAGTCCAGACACGAGAAAGAAAAAGATTTAAGGGATTTGCCACGTGAAATTGAAATGGGCCGTAATTTTTTACAAAAACTGCGTGATATATTTCCAACAATACCAATTTATTATAAAATGGGAAATCACGAAAATCGTTGGCAAAGGTATTTAAACGAACAAGCAGAGGAATTTGCGCAATTACACGAAATGCAATTTGAGCAATTTTTTAGATTGGATGTATTGGACATTAAATATGTTCCTGATTGGCAGGGAATGGAAATGGGCGATTTGTTGGTGTGTCACGGTCACGAATTGATGGCCGGCGGAATGAATCCATCACAAAGCACATTCAATAAAACATTCTGCAATACATTGATTGGACACGTACACAGATCAACCAACACCACCAAAAAGACAGGTTTTAAACAATACATCCACACGTATTCCACAGGATGTTTGACACAATTATCACCAAAATACTATCCATTTGCACAGCATAATCACGGGTTTGCATTAGTAATGATAACCGATGGGAAGGCAAAGGTTGAAAATCTAATGATAAAAGATGGAAAAATTGTGTAGTTTTGCATCGGTAGTAAAGGTTTAATGATTCATACAGTTGTTGTTTAGAAAGGGCAGATCCGATGGGTTTGCCCTTTTTTATTGCACAGAAACGCAATATTTTGACCGTTAAATAATTTTTTGATATTTTTTTGATTATTTTTGTTTGAAATTGTTTGAAATCAAAATAAAAGTGTAATTTTACATCAACAAACAACAACAACAATGGAAAACATAGCAAAATCATTAGAAAACAAAACAATTTTAGTTGTCAATGCAACAACACGTGTTAATTCAGTTTCAAAAAAATCAAGAATTACAAATCAATTAATAGCATTAGGATCAATCGTTTTTGAAAGAAATGATGGTGTATTTTTTGGGCCATTAAATTTTTTGGATTCAGAATGGCGAGCATTTTACAGATTTGAAAATAATACAATTGAAATTGATCAATTCAAAAAACCACAATCAAAATCAATTACAATTAAAGAATTTAAAATAGTATAAAACAACACCGAGCCGGGCGGATTCCCGGCAATTTTTAAACAACAACAATATGTGGAATCTATTAAAAACAATTGACAAAAATGACATTGCAGGTTTAGTTATCGTTTTAACAGCCGGTGCAATCTGTGTGAAACTTATGTACATCGTTGGCAACATTTAATCACTACGGCAATGATCTACAAAATCACATTTAAAGACAATTCCGGTTATTACACCGTGACAAAAGATTTTGCCAACACAGATGAGTTGGGCAAATACATCCAGAATGAAATGGCCAATTATGGCGGAAAAGAAATAGGCATTGAGGAATTTGAATCAATGCAGGAAATGTTAGAAAAAAGATATGAGGGTAAAAATTAATCACGGTGAATTGCACCAAAAGGTGGCAGATGATTTGAACAAACGAGGGATTCTGCCACCACGAAAAGACAAATGGGAATCGCACAATGTGCAGATGGCCATTTCAAGAAAATTAAATTATCCCCTAATGTGGGAGGCAATCAATAGAATATCTAAACAAATGTATGATGAATCAGGAAAAACAAATTAATCCATTGGCCGAAATACAGGCAAAATTAAAAGCACCCAAAGGGCAATTCAATTCATTTGGGAAATATCATTACAGATCAGCCGAAGATATTTTGGAGGCAGTCAAAAAGGTAATTAATCCAATGGGATTTTCAATTACATTGACAGATGATTTAATTGGTGCCGATGGCCGTTGGTATATCAAATCAGTTGCTGAATTGACTGATGGTGTAAGAACATTCAAATCAATAGGATTGGCACGTGAAGAAGAAACCAAAAAGGGAATGGATGGATCGCAGATTACAGGGGCCGCATCTAGTTACGCACGCAAATATGCTTTAAACGGATTATTTGCCATCGATGACACAAAGGATTCAGATGCAACAAATGATCACGGCAAATCGCAGGAATCGAAGCCACAGGCCAAAACAGGAATGCCTGCACCATCACAATTTGATAATGAGTTTAAAGAATTGATATTAGATGTGCATAATGCCAAATCAACAGAGGATTTGAAAGCCGTTTGGGATAAATTAACAGCGGAGGCACAAGCAAATAAAGAGATTCAGCAATTGATCAACCACCGGAAACAAGAATTAGCAACCAAATAAATTATGGCAAATATTAATAAAAACCATGCTTTTCCTTCTGAATATGAAGTTGATACATTGCATCACTTAGCTAATAATAGATATATTAAAAATATTGAAAAAGGATTAAGCAAAAGGGAATATTTTGCATCCAAAGCAATACAGGGTTTATTATCAAATGATAAAATTCAAATTAATGATAAATTACATATAGAGAATCTTGTTAAAAATTCAATTTTAATTGCAGATATATTAATTGAAAATTTAAATAATTAAAATACATACCTATGAAAAACGAATTAATGGCCGTTGATGGCCAAATCCTAGAATTGAGCAAAAAAGAAATCACGCAGTTGGCCGAAAACTTTATGGCCAACGCAGATTCAATTAACACCGTGAAATTGGCGGCACAATTGGCGAAATTCACGCATTTATCAGCAGAAATGGATAAACTATTAAAAGAACATTTATTTGTTGATCTGCGCCAAAATAAGGATGGCAAATTATCAGCATTTGGTGTGGACTTTTCAGAAATGGAGGGCGGTGTAAAATATGATTATTCAGAAACCGAATCGTGGTGCAAATTGCAGTTTGAAATTGATTGCCTAAAAGACAAACAAAAAGAAATTGAGTCATTTTGTAAGGCATTGAAATCAAAAGTTTCGATATTGGATGAGGAAACAGGCGAATTGGCTGATTTTTACCCACCATCGAAATCATCCACAACCACAATCAAAAAAGTAATTAAATAAACAATCTAAATAAAAAATCAAATGGCACGTTTAGTAAGCATTAAAATTGACCTTTCAAAAATCGACAAATCACGCATCTTTGAAAGTCAAAAGACAGGTGCAAAGTATTTGGACATCACAGGTGTATTGACCGACACACCGGATCAATACGAAAACAATGGATTCGTAAAGCAGAACACCACGAAGGATGAACGTGAGGCAGGATTGAAATTGCCAATCATCGGGAATTTCAAGTTGTTGAAAATCTTAAATGATCCGGGCGCACCTGTATCGGCACAGCCAATCCAACGTGAAGTGAATCCAATAACACCTGATGATTTACCATTTTAGCAATGCGGAAAATTGTAGATAGTTACACAACACGGCACGGAGAATTGCGGGCAATTTATTCGGTTGCAACGGCCAATTTAAAGCACAGGGATATTGAAATCGGTGCGGTGTATGAATTGGAATACAGGTTGGGAAATCAGGTTTTATTTTTGAAATCTGAATTGGATCACGTAACGGATGGAAACCGTACATTGTTTTTCAAACACCCTGATCCGGATCGCAGATTAATTGGGATTCCGATTATGTCAATCATTAGATACGTGAAAAAATGAGCATAGAAACAAAAATTGATTTAGTATTTTATTGGGCCATTGCACAGATGTTTTTTACGATATTAGGTGCATTAATCAATATGTATAATGAAAACAAAAACAAATAAAACAAACGAATTGGGATACACGTTCAATCAGGTTTGGGCGCATATCGCAAAGGAATTAGAATGTAATTACACAAAATTGGGATTAATTCAACCTAAACAACATAATATAAGTCAAATAAATTGTTAAATTGCATTACGATTTCGCTCTGACAATAAGAAATCAAAAAATTTAAAATGCCATTGCTAATGCGGTAGAGGTCAGAGCCTGCCAAATTGGTAATGGCTATTTTATTTTTATGGAAAAATTAATATGGCATCCATTTATTTATAATGGATTAGAAACAAACATTGAATGTACTGAATGTGGAAAATTTAGGAGAAAAATTAAAGATTGGATGAATAAGTCCAAAAAGGCAGTTTGGATTCAAAAATGTGGTGAAATAAATTTTGAATGTTTAAAAACTACAAACGGATATTACAGCATTAAAGTGCAGTTGCAAAACTTAAAATCAAGGTCATTTTATGTTCATCAAATATTGACATCTGTTTTTTTACATCATAATATTGATAGCAAAATTAGAGTTGTTGATCATATTGATGGTAATAGATTAAATAATAATATTAATAATTTGCGAGTAGTTACACACAGGGAAAACACATCATTTTATTTTAAAAATGTAAAAAAAAATGGATTGCCGATTGGTGTTTATTTGTTGGGAAATAAATATAGAGCGCAAATAAGGATAAATAAAATTAAAGTGCATTTAGGATTATTTACTAATATAAATGAGGCAAATAGTGCCTATTTAAATAAATTACAAGAAATAAATTCAATTATAGTTTAAAACATTATATTTGTGATATAATCAGCGGAAAGGGTAGGAGTTTTCCGGTGATTAATTGGGTTTAAGAACCACAAAGCCTGTTTGCACTCCTACGCATTCAGGCTTTATTTTTTTAAAAATCTAATGGATAAAGAGGCATTTTATTTTCCGCATTTCTGCAATGCGAGGCACGACCGTAAAATCCGCAGGTTGCGCAGGGAATTAGGAGTTGAGGGATACGGCATTTATTTTATGTTGTTGGAAACATTACGTGAGCAACAGGATTTGATGTACCCAATGGATGATCTGGATTTGTTATCAGATGAATTTGGGGTATCAGAGGCAAAGATTAGAACAACGATTTGCAATTATGAATTTTTTGAAGTTGATGTGGATCAAAAATTCTTTTCGCCTAAAATGTTGGTGTATTTAGAGCCATATTTTAGAATGAAAGAGCAACGCAAAATGGCCGGCAAAGCATCAGCAGAAAAGAGAATTTCAACGACCGTTGAACGACCGTTCAACAAAGGAAAGGAAAGTAAAGTAAATGAAATAAAAGAAAATGAAAATAAAGTAAATGAAATAGTGTTTAGTGACCTGTTGTCACCACACATTTTTGATCTTGGAAATGAATATGACAATTTTCTTTCTTATTGGACTGAAAAAGACAAAAAAGGCAAAGAAAGATGGCAATCAGAAAAATTCTTTGATATTAGCAGGCGGATAAATACTTGGATGGCTAACAAAAATAAATTTAACAACAATGGATCATCAGACACAAAACTTGGTACAAGTGCAGCGAGAATGGCTGCCCTCAGAAATTTTTAGAGGAACAGCAAATACAATCATTAAAGCGCAAAGCACACAAAACATCAGGACACGATCTGAGGAAGATTTGAAACAGGTTTTGCGTATGGCAATGCTTATGGTTGGCCTACGTGGTGCAAATATGCCAACAGATGAGGAAAAATACGTATTGCTTGCATTTATCAAATCTAATTATGGAAACCAAACACCAGAAGAAATTGCCATCGCATTTGAATATGCAGTTGCAGGCAAATTGAATACTGATTGCAAATGTTATGAGAATTTTTCGTGTGAATACTTTGGCCGGATAATGAACGCATACATTGAATATGCAAGGCAGGAAACAAAATTAGTAAAAAGGCCAGAAATAGAAGAAAAAAAGCCTGTACCATCTGATGCAGAATTGAAAGAGTTGGCAATATATAATGTCAATGCATACGTTGCTAAAATCAAATCATTAGATGCAACAGGTGGCAAATTTGATTGGCCAAAAGGATTGGCACATTTGTATGACTATTTAGTAAAATTTGGAATTTGGGTTTGCCCTGAATTAGATCGTGAACAAATCAAAACACGATTGAGGCCAAAATTTACTGATGACAAATTATTCAATGCAGATTGCAAAGGTGAGGCATACAAATTGTTTTGCCACCAATTGGCCGACATGGATATGACATTAAATGAAAACGGAGAAATTATTTAAACTATGAATGTATTATCATTATTTGATGGAATGTCCTGTGGACAACAAGCATTGCAACGTGCAGGATTTAAGGTAGAAAATTATTTTGCATCCGAAATTGATAAATATGCAATTCAGGTGACAATGGCAAATTTTCCAAATACAATTCAATTAGGTTCAGTTGTGAATGTGGATGGATATTCATTGCCAAAAATTGATGTTTTAATTGGTGGATCACCGTGTCAATCATTTTCATTTGCAGGTAAACGCAAAGGGATGGCAACAAAGGATGAACAGGAAATTTTGACATTAGAGCATTATTTAGAGCTGAAAGCAGAGGGATTTGAATTTGAAGGGCAATCGTATTTGTTTTGGGAATATATGCGCTTATTAAACGAAACAAAACCAACCTATTTTTTGCTTGAAAATGTGATGATGGGCGAAAAATGGGAAAAGGTTTTGAGCAAAGCAATTGGAGTTAAACCTATCATGATAAACTCTGCTTTATTATCAGCTCAGAATCGGCAGCGTTTATATTGGACTAATATCGGACTAGAGCCTATGGGTTTATTTGGAGATTTAGAAACGACAATAGAACAGCCAAAGGATAAAGGAGTTCTATTAAAGGATATTCTTCAGAAAGAGATTAATGAAAAATACTTTATAAGTGAAAAAATGATTGGCAGAATAAATAGAAGTAATAATTCTAACAGATGTTATGATAATTCTGGTAAAGGTATGTGTTTAGCGGCTGGCTATTATAAGCAAGGAAGAGATAATCAATTAATTGTCCACAATATGCAGCCGCGTTCTGGTGATCCATCAAAAGGAGGAACTGGCCATTTAACTAGGTCAGATGGCAAGACTTACTGTTTAGATACTGGAAACACTAATGCAATAGAACTTAGAACAGTTAAGCAAATTAATTCATCAAAAGAAAGCGGAGGCCAGCAACCTTATCAACAAAATAGAGTTTATGATTCAAATGGATTAATGACTTGTCTAGATACAGACAGCGGAAGAAAATCTATTTATGTTGATTCAAAAATACGCAGACTAACACCTATCGAGTGCGAGCGACTCCAGACAGTTAAAGACAATTATACGAATCATGTTTCTGATTCACAAAGATACAAAATGCTAGGAAATGGATGGACAGTTGATGTAATTGTTCACATTTTAAAATATATCAAATGAAAACTATAAATTCACTAAGCGGAGGCAAAACATCAAGCTATTTGGCAAAGCATTACCCGGCAGATTATAATTTGTTTTCATTAATTCGCATTGAGGATAAAAGATGCACACCTAATGATCAAAAATTAGTGCAATATGTTTCAGACAAAATCGGTCAGGAATTTATTGCAACAGCCGAATCAGATTTGACATTAAAAGCAGTCATTGATTTGGAACAAATGATTGGGAAGGAAATTATCTGGGTAACCGGCAGAACATTTGAGCAGGTAAATAGAAAGGCAACAGGTGGCAAAGGTTTACCAAATCAACAATGGAGGTTTTGCACAACGGAAATGAAAATGCGACCGATTTTTGATTGGTGGTTTAAAAACATCAATGAAAAAGTAAAAATGGGAATTGGATTTCGATATGATGAAATGGAACGTGCAGACAGATTTTCAACATCATTCAAAGGAATTGTAGGTACAAGGGGGGGGGGTACGCAAAACAAATGGGAGGAAATAGAATGGAGGCAGGGCCATTTCCCATTGATTGAAAACAAAATCACCCATTATGATGTAAAAAAATGGGCCGATTCAACCAATCTAATATTCCCGGCTGATTCAAATTGCGTTGGATGTTTTCATAAGCCATTGCAACAATTGCGTAAAAATTGGGATTTAGAAACCAATAAAATGCAATGGTTTGCCGAACAGGAATCAAAAACAAAGAAGTGGAAAAAAGAGGGAACATATTTTCAATTTAAAGACATCGGACTACAAATGGATTTCCATTTTGGAACAGGTTCAGGATGTCAAGCAGGATTTTGCACAGATTAGTAACTAAACCAATAACCGACATATGAAAAAGAATTTGATTTTAAGCGCAGTTTTAATCACGATTGGATCAATTGTATGTATTGCAATTAATCAGGTCAGAAAACAAAGGAATGGTGGCAAAAAACAAGTAATTGCCAAACGTTCTGAATTTAGTCAGGCATTTATGATGGATACCTTTGAACCCATTGAGGATTTTGAAATGATTTATTTCGATGATCACAGGGGATTGGTTCAAATTAAACAAAAGGCAAAATGAGAAACGAACACGAACACAGGTTGCAAACGGTGTTGGCCAAATATCTTGATTTGAACAATTACACGTTTTTTGCCATTCCAAACGGTGGATGGAGAAACAAAGCAGTTGCAGCCAAATTAAAGGCTGAGGGAGTGAAAGCCGGTGTGGCTGATTTACTGATCCTGTTGCCAAACCAAACGTTTCACGGCTTATTTGTTGAAGTCAAAATTGCAGGCAATTATCAACAGCCAAACCAAAAGGATTTCGAGCAGAAAGCAAGGGATTGCGGATATGAATACATAATTGTGCGATCATTGGATGAATTGATTGAAAAGCTAAAATATTATGAGGCGCAACGATTTGTCGTACAGGACAAAATTATGAATGCATACCGATCAGGATACATTGATGGAAAATTAGAAAATCAAACAACAATACGATGACACCATACGAAAAGGCGAAAACATTAATCGCCAAATACAAAAGCATTACCAATGATTTTGACACAGCAAAACAATGCGCAGCAATGGCCGTGTTTGAAATTATTGATGACCTAACAGATTCTGAACAAGATTCAGCATATTGGCAGGATGTTCGTTTTGAAATTTACGCAACATCTGATCCCTTTATTATAAGCGAAGCAAAAGCAGATCAATTTAATTTGTAAACATATGAATATTAACAGACAAAAGGCCATTGATTGGGCCAATGAAAAAATTGCTGATCCTGATTTCACAGAACAGCCAATTAAGGTGAATGCATGGGAACTGATTCACAATCCAAAATTGTTTCTGGAAACCTGTGTGGCCCGGCTTACCTACGGATCAGAAAGGGAAAAAATTGTAGTTTATAACCGTGTGCGCAATTTTAAAATTTTCTACAATGAAATTTCAAGATGAGGATATATTTGTTCACGGTGACATTAAATGTTCCGATGGCATAACACGTGAGGAGGCAATTGAAATTATTGAGGAAATACAGGAAATTATGATATTTCATAAAATCATAAAACTTGATTTGTGCATTGATCCATATAAATTTCCACGTGAATTGTTGGACATAGGCAAAGCATAAAAATACAAGGCAATAAATTGCCGGCATTAACAAAAAAACAAACCGATGAAAACTACAAAAGACAAAATTAGACTATTGACATTTTTTGCATTGTGCCAAAATATGTTGGATTTCATTGATGGATCGTGGCACGGTCATCCGGCAAACAAACAGGCCGTTAAGATGGTAACAAAGCAAATGATCAGGGAGTTGGAAAAAACAATGTCCATATTATTCCCGGCAAACAGAAACGATGATCCAGAATTGCCCGATGCGTTGGATACATTTCAAAATGCGTGTACAGCAATGGAGGCATTTTTTATGTTAGGGATGGAAATGGATCAAATGGATGATACAAAGAAAGATTCATTAAATACACAGATTAATATTTTGCTGAAATCTTATGGGATTGATTGTTGGGAAAAGCCAATGTCAAACCTATGGAAAAATTAAATAAATTTGTGGAGCAGTTGGGTGATGAATAACTGCCGGAAACAAAAGCACATATTTACCTAATCAATACAAAATGACAAATGACAGCCGTGAAATGGTGGATCATCCGCAACATTATCAATCTAATGGAGGCATTGAGGCAATTGATGTAATCGAAGGGTTCAGCCTAAATTTTAATTTGGGGAACGCAATCAAATATATTTTGAGGGCCGACAAAAAAGGCAACAAGAAACAGGATTTGGAAAAATCCCTGTGGTATATCAATAGGGAACTTTCTAAATTTAAAGGATAATGGATGCAGATGATTTAGTCATAATGGGTTGGTGTGTTGGAGGGATTGAGTTCGTGTTTATATTAGTAATGATCAAATTCATATTTGATGAAAAAAATCGACCATGAAAAAGATGAAATTAATAGTGGATGCAGGGGAATATGAATCAGATTCATTGTTTTCCTTAATTATTGAAGTTTTAAAGCACAGAACGTGGCATTTGTTCAATCATGGCAAATGGATGGATTAATTGATAAAATATGATTGAGGAAATAAACATCAAATTGATAATTCCACATCCTAACAATCCGAGGTTGATTAAGGATGATAAATTCAAAAAATTGGTGAAGTCCATTAAGGAGTTCCCGGAAATGTTGCAATTGCGACCAATCATTGTTGATGATAATTGCGTGGTATTGGGTGGGAATATGCGATTGCGTGCCTGTATTGAAGCCGGATTGAAGCGTGTGCCAATTATTAAGGCATCAGCATTGACAGCCGAACAACAGAAACGTTTTATCATTACCGACAATGTGGGATTTGGTGAATGGGATTGGGATTTGTTGGCAAATGATTGGGAAATGGCTGATTTAGAAGATTGGGGATTGGATTTGCCGATTTATAAAGAATTAGGCGAAGATTTACCGGTTGACAATGAGAATGAGCCAAAGGATAAATTTGTGATTGAGGTGTCATTTGAATCTGAGGAACAAAGGCAAATGGCATACAAACATTTCATTGAAAATGGACTAAATTGCTTTTGCAAAAAATAAATTATGGCGGTACCTAAGAGTGTGACAAAACTGAACAAAAAACGTATGTTGGAGGCCCTTGAAAAGTCTTTGGGAATTGTCACATCCGCTGCAAAGATTGCCAACATAAACCGTTCAATGCATTATGATTGGATGCGTGATGATCCACAATACAAAAAGGCCGTTGATGAGTTGGCTGATATGACATTGGATTTTGCTGAATCGCAGTTGCATAAGCAAATCAAAGATGGCAACACAACAGCCACAATATTTTATTTAAAGACCAAAGGCAAACAACGTGGGTATGTTGAACGCACGGAGGTTGTACATGAAACCGGCATTGAATCTGCCATAATAGAATGGACACCGGCACAAATCGAAAACGAATAAAGCAGAAATGCAATGTTCAGTTTTATCAAACGTTAAACAGCACCAAAAGAATCAAAGTTCATCAGGGCGGAACACGTTCGGGGAAAACTTATGCCCTGTGCCAATACCTAATCTATAAATTAACATCATCACAGAAACCGTTGGTGATTTCGATTGTCCGTAAAACATTGCCGGCATTAAAAGGATCGGTGATGCGTGATTTTCTCGAAATATTAGACACGTTGGGCATCCTGTATGTCGGTCAACATAACAAATCGGAAAACACGTACACATTTGGCAATCACGTTGTGGAATTTCTTTCAGTTGATGAGCCACAAAAGATCAGGGGCCGGAAACGCAATATTTGCTATTGTAACGAGGTCAACGAATTAGATCATGAAGATTTCAGGCAGTTATTAATGCGTACAACGGATGAAATGATTTGCGATTTTAATCCATCCGATCCTGTGCATTGGATTTATGATGAAGTCATCACACGTGATGATTGTGACACATGGATCACAACGTATTTGGACAATAAGTTTTTGCCGGCTGAATTGGTGCATGAAATCGAAAGATTAAAAGCCAAAGATCCGGATTATTGGAGGGTGTACGGTGAGGGGAAACGTGCGGTGTTTAGTGATCGCCAAATATTTCCTAATTGGCAATTCATTCCAAAGGCAGAATTTCCTGAATTTGATGATGTGTTTTATGGCCTTGATTTTGGATTTAGTCACGATCCAACGGCCATTGTGCAGTTGGCAAAGGTTGGTGATAAATTGTACATCCACGAAATTATGTACAAAAAGGGAATGACAAACCGGGATATTGCCGATTTCCTAAAAGAAAAAAAACTAAATGAACACATAATTTATTGCGAATCAGCAGAACCGAAATCAATTGAGGAATTGCGGCAGATGGATATTTTGGCAGTTCCTGCAATAAAAGGTGAGGGATCAATAAAGGCCGGAATTAGTTTATTAAAGGAACACGAGGTGATTTGTTCATCTGAATCACAGAATTTGCACAATGAATTTCAGTTTTATTTTTGGGAGCAATTAAAAGATGGAACGATTATAAATAAGCCAATAGACAAACACAATCACCTAATGGATGCAATTCGATATGGGGTTTATACTAAATACAAAAACCGTTCTGATTTTTTTGTAGTTTAATTCGTTATTTTTGAGAAAAAAAAGCAATACAAATGGCATCAATCATTGATACATTCAAACAATCCATTGCCAAAGCATTATCAAGCGGCACAAACGAGGCATATAATAAACTGATATACACGTGGCTAGGCACGAATATCATAATGAATGAGGATAATGATTCCACATACATTCGTGATGGTTATCAACGTAATGCCACCATTTATTCAATCATTAACCTGATTGTTAAGGCAGCGACAACAATCCCTGTTTCTGTTTATCGTGTCACAAACGAAGGCACAGCAAAGCAATACAAGGCAATGACATCAGGTGTGATGGATGGCCCTGCAATTTACAAGGCTAACAT